GGGTGTAAAAAGATAGTAATAAACTTGACTTTTCTTGTAAAATGCGCAGTATAGTGCCTACGGTACCCACGGTAAGCCAACCACTGGTACCCTTCCCCTCTCCCCCTTGGGGCTGAGGATAATAGTAACCCTTTTCTACTACCCTCATACCCCTTTGCTTAACTCTTTAACTTTCTTTATGTCTCTGGACTATTCATCTCTAACCACTGACTATAACCCAGTCTATCTATTTAATAGAGTTATTGTATTACTTATACTACTGTTGTTATCTTACTCTTATCTTCTACTGTATCTTATCTTATCTATCTCTCTTACTTCTTCTCTACTTACACCACACATTATACACTTATTTCTTTATTGACCTCGGACTACTTTCCACCCACAATAGCACCTCGTTTCTTAACTTATTTTCTATTCCTCTCCATCCTCTTCTGTATTTACACAACCCCTTTTGGCATTTTCATCAACGCTGTGTTGTATCCTGCTCTTGGCTATGTTGTAATAGTTCTCATCCATCTCCATACCCACAAACCTTACACCGTATTCTACACACGCCATACCTGTTGAACCTGAACCCATGAATGGATCAAGCACCTTGCCTGTGGGTGGTGTGATAAGTTTTATTAGATACTTCATTAGTGCTATCGGCTTTACAGTTGGGTGGTTGTTCTTGCTTACTACTGGTGCCCACTTGGGATCGTTCTCTAACCCACCAGAGTTTACTCTTTTTCTTTCTTTGTCCTCCAACTCATTGCATCCAAGGTTGCGCTCTCTCTTGCTTACCTTTGGACAATAGAAGAACCTGCTGGCTCCTCCAAGTCTATCCTTTGGTGTGGATGCCTTGCCCTCTACCATAGAGTAGTCGTTGTAGATGGCGTTTGGCTTGGAGGCACTCGGTTCTTTGCCGGTCGTTCCGTGCATCGCCCCTGTCTTCGGTGCCTGCCCATCCAGTATCCTGCCTGCCTCTTCATCTAACATTACATTGGCTGGGAACCTGCCTAACTCTTGTAGTTTTTCTTTTGCTTTCTTATAACTCTCGGAGTTCTCATCGTGGGATAGACTGTTTAGTTTCTGTATGTTCCTTGGCTGAACCTTGGAGAAGTCCTCATCAGTTCCTACCCTGCAAGCATCAATGTTGATACCACCTACCCCGTGCTTCAATACATTCTTGGCTATTGTAAGTTTCTTTTCTATTGGTCTCCGCACCATAATGATGGGCTCGTAGGCTGGCTTCAAGGCTGTGCCCCATCCTTCCCATTCCTCTGACTCTGTGGATAACGCTGTGTGTTTATCCACAGTTGTATTGTATTCTAACTTCTCTCCATCACTCGTAACAAGTGTGGTGCCGTGGTTCATTCTCTTGCCTCTGTGCTTCATACCATTGACCTGCTTGTCAATAGCGATGCTGATGTTATGAGACTTCGGGAAGCCACTTCCGTACAGCCACATCAAGCAGTCTCTTATCTCAAACCCAGCGTCCTCTAACGCAGTCATTACCCTGTGGTGCTGACGGCTGTGACCAAAGATAAGACCGTGTGCTCCGGGCTTCATCTTCTTTAATACTAATGCCCAGAAGTCTTTGTCTCCTGCTGGTGAGTTCTCTTTGTCCCAGTCCTTGCCCATAAAGTTAATGAGGTATGGTGGGTCTGTAACCAATGCATCTATGCTTTCATCTTCTATCTTTTCTAATAGTTCTTTATTGTCTCCGAGTAATAGTTCAGTCATTTTCTAACCTCCAGTCTTTGTTGAACTTCTTTAACCTATTGTATGCAGTCCTTCTGCTTACATTGCATTCACTTGTGTATTCCTCCACACTAATAACACCCAGACGCCACAGCATTAGAACTGCTTCTTCATCTGTGAGGTCTGGGCATAGAAGGTGGATACTCTGTATCCTATCTATCAATGTTGTTCTCCTATTCTATTCAGGTTCTTATTAAGAACTTTGTCTGGGTACTGTTGCCGTAGCGCCTTGATGAAAGCATTCTCTACTGCCAGAGCCTGAACCTTATTACTACGATGGCATAGGATGTCAAGTTTCAGGTCATCTTCTGACCAGTCGTTGGCTATGCAAGCGTGTGTGAGTTTGGTCTTATGCTTTCTATTCTTGTTAGCGTGGCACCTAAGTCTATGTGTTGGCTTAGTGTTGGAAGAACCAATGTAGATGCTACCATCTGGGCAAGTAATACGATATACTTTATACTCTCCCTCGGGTAACTGGTTGGCTTGCTTGTTGTAAGCCTTGACTGCTTCCTTATTTTCCTCATACCTTTTCCTATTATACTGTCTGTTGCCCTTCTCTTTGCAAGCCTGACAACAATACTTCTTTTGTCTGCCGAATAACTCTTCTTCACAGATCACACAAAAGCGTCCCATCTTACCGACCCTCCTGTCTGAATGCTGTGTCCCAGTAGTGACCGCCATCCATGTGTTCTTTCATCTTCTTGCTCAACTTCTGCCACCGGTAGGTCAGTGCCTGTGTGGTGATGCCGAGCCTCTGTGCTGTCTCTGAGGCGCTCGTTAGTTTCAGACGCCACATCACAAGGGCTCGCTCGTCCCTCGTCTCACAGCACCAACTAAGGGCTTGCATTAACCTTCTCCATTCTGTCTCTCTAATGTGGTTGCTCATTTTTATCTCCTGTATTTCTTGTGATACTTTTAGTTTGTTTCTTTTCTGAACATCAAGGTGTCTCACCTTGTCTTGATACCAGTTCTTAAATAACTTGACGATGTAAGTTTGTAGTTCGGAATGTCCTTCCCACTTTCTTATGTCGTCATACTTCTCAGAATAGAACTGGTAACTTACCTCTGCCATTTTGAAGTCTGAGTCTATGGCGTATACTATTCTTTTATAGTTCTCCTTCACCCAGTAGTTCTTCTTGGCTATTCTGTAATAGTGTCCTGCGACACCCTGCCCCCCCAAGCAGTAGTCTTCGATAGGTGTCATTCATTTCACCTCCACAACGAACCCAAGGTCCATAGGCATAACCTCTGGTAACACTTGGGGAACGAGCCAGTGGATACGCATTAGCCTCCGAGGATAGCCGTCGGCATCCACCTCCCGTTCACTCTCAAAGATCTCTTTGATGATACCCATCTCCCTGTGCGCGTGCAGGTCACCGTCGCCGGAATAGGCAGTCAGTTTGGAAATGCCACGGGCACTCAGGTCAGCCGTAGTTACGAGGCTGCCTACTTTCATTTCGTCACTCACGATACCACCTCCATCCAGTCTGCCCGGATAGGTCCGGGGTAGCCATAGGCTTTGCTGTCGGAGTCAGCGGGCAGCCACTGCACCCAGACCTCCTCCCGACCGGTAGCGTTGCAAGCCGCGACCTTAGTTACGATCGCGAGGGCACCATCATCGCTGTGCGTGAGTGCCTCCCGAGGCATACTGGTATAGCGCCCCCCCCGGAGCGCCTCCATATTGCGGCGGACTAAGTCTCCTACCTTCATTGGACCACCTCCCGGAACTCTTCCCTGAACTCTCTGGGCGACAGTCTCCTGTGCTCCCAGTAGCCCTCACCGAGCCTCAGCCACTGCACGACCAAACGTGCCTCTGCGTCATCGCCCGGCAGGTAGGAGGGGTTGTGTGACCCGAGCACCAGCCCGAAGTTCCCCTTGTCGTCCTCTATCAAGGTACCGACTTTTGTTTTAAAGTTTTTTGTATCCATTTCTTATTCTCCTTTTGTTAGTTAGAGGTCTCACTCTCTATGTATAGTATAACCCGAAAGCGACTTGGTGTCAAGCAAAACTTTTAGAACTTTGTTCCTCGCCGCTTTCAATAGTAAGTAGTATGCTGGAAACCCAAACGCCAAACTTTCTGGCAGAAATGTTCAATGACAAACTGTCAGTAGGTTTGACAGAATGTCAGAGTAGGTTGACAAAGTGTCAATGACAGAATGTCAAAGTGCTGATGACAAGTTGTCAATGGCTGAGACAAACTGTCAGTAAAAATAAATAAAAAAACATTTGTGTTTTTGGGTGAGCAGATCGTCTATTATATATAGAGGCTATAAAGAACAGACTGCGAAACTGAAAGACAAAATGTTTTATAGTTAATGGAAGACTGGATACAATACTCGTCTGAACAAATGCAAAATAAGTTTGCTTGGTTTCATCTTTACTGTGACACATTCAGAATGACTGAGACAGAACAAGATGGTATCTTAAATGAACTGTATGAAATCTGTCGTGCTTTGTTAGAAGATGAGACAGACTTAAACTAAAAGGAGAGAGAATGAAAAATGAAAAAAGAAATACTGAACAAGTCAAGTATGACTTACCTGTTAAGGGTTCTGCTGAACCCACTAATGAACCTGATAGAACTTACTACAAACTTAATAAAGAACTTTATGAGTCTCAGTTACTTAACATCAGACGGAAAGAACTTGGGTCATAAGAAAGACTATACAAGACTTTCAGTTAATGAACTGGAAAGTATTAGAGATGAACTTCTTCAGACTTACCACTACGGTAAAAAGAAATACTGTGTTCAGTCTGTTGCTCACAAGTACAACATAGAACAAGGTCTTTGTTTGATCTTAGTTTCTTCTATGTGGGATACATTCAAACCTTACTACGAAGGTAATACAGTCTCAGGTCTTTATAAAAACTGGCTTGAATATAAAGATGAAAGTACTTGACAATAGTCTTGATAGATAGTATAATGTAATAGAGGTGAGGGGTTGTAGGACACTCCTTTTGTTATTACGGTGTAAACAGTCTCACAGTTTGTTTCCAAAGTTCTCCCCCTCACCTCTTCCGTTATACACCAGCCAGTAACTTGATAGACTCTAAGTAGTCTTGGTTTCTCTGTACGTTAGTTTGTATTAAGAACTTAGTTCTTGATGGATCCATCCAAGAAGAATCAAGTAAGAACTTACAGGCGTCAGTAACTTTCTCGTAGTCATTTATGTCTTCATAGTTAAACTCATACACATTGTCGTGCTTGATAGTGTTTAACATCTCAGTCATCTTACCTACTATCCCAGTAGCATCAAAGCCAAACTGTTTGGTTAAGGAATGAATGACTTCTTTCTCAGGTCTCTTGATGAGAAGCATAGGCTCACCGGGTTGGACAACTTCTTCCCAGTAAGTACACAGAGAACTATCTGAGATACCGACGTGATCATAGTCTCTTGACTTGAGCCAAAGAGACATCGTTAAGTCTTTCTCAGAATAGTTAATCTTTGGTTCGTGAAAGCAGAAGGACTTCCTCGCAGTTAACAAGTTGGAGAACCAAGTCGTTCCAGTACGAGGAAGCCCAGTAACATAGAACATATGTTCTACGTCTTACCCTGTGTCTTCATCCACTCGTAGGCTTCGTAAGCACTGTTGAACTTAGGCTTAGCCTTTGATGTAGGAGTTCCGACAGATACTTTGAAGCCTGCTTCCTTGGCTGCTTTCCTGTAAGAGTCTATCTCAGTATTCTTTTTTTCAAGAGCGCTCTTGTACTCATGACCTTTGATGTTAAAGTAAGCGTCCTCAATAGACATTGACTTCTCTTTGATGAGTGTTCCGATCTCATCTTTGTAGTTCTCAATGTCAGGATGCTCAGCCTGAAACCTTCTGACTTGTTCCAGTCTTGTATCGTGAGCCAACTTCTTACGGGCTGGTTCAAGCAGAGAGTTAAGTTGCTCTGCTGCCTTGGCTTCAATGTACTTCTTTAAACCATCTGGGTTGTAAAGGTCAATGTCATCTGGTAGTTCCATTGCCTTACGCAGTCTATCACCAGAGTCAGTAAGAAGAGAATGTTCTCTTAACTCCAACTCTTTCCTCTGATCAGATAGTCCCTTCGTCTTACGCTGGTAGTCTGAACGGAGGTTCTGAATAAGTTTCTTTGCATCAGACGGTAGTCCTTCCAATACAGAGTTGTAGTCAACTCCTTTATGGTTGGCTGTCTCAAACTCAGGACCAGCAAGGTGCTTGTCCAGTAGGTCATCCAAAGATAACTGTGTCTCTGCGGGCTTCTGTTGCGTCTCTGAGACGCTGTGCCTTTCATCGAGGGTGTTGGTAGGGGTTGCCTTGTCCAACGCCTCAGAAGGCTTCTGGGTGGCTTCTTCGCTCATAATGTTTTCTCCTTTATAACATTGCTAAGATATCTAACTCATCGCCCTCAACCTCTTCATCAGAGACTGGGACTTCTTCTTCTTCAATGACCTCCTCAACCACAGGCGCTTCTTCCGTTAGGCTGATGGTAGGCTCCTCTTCTCTGAGGAACTTTTTGAAACGACGGTTCTTGAACAGTGAGTCCAAGTTTGCTGTTGCTACTGCAAGAGCACGGTCGTCGGTGATGTCTCCGATAACAAAACTAAAGTCTACTTCCTCTGGCTCTAAGGCTGAGAATGTTTCCACCACACCTTGCACACCCATGAGTCCACGGACAAGGGTATCAGGTAGGGCTTCATCTTTAACATCATCATAAGACGGGTCAAACTCTACATCTGAACCTATCTCTTTCATAACTTTATTAAGAACCTTAGCGAGAGCATTGAGACGCTTGGCACTGTATCGTCCAACAGGGGACTGAACATTGACAGCCTCGTCAACAACAGCGGTAGCGTCATCAAGTACAGGCTCAATGTCCTGCATTGCACGCTGCGCTCTGCCCTCGGGTGTGGTTTCTCCGATGGCTTCCACCATCATCTCTTCTTCATTAACTGGCATTTGTTTTCTCCTTATTGGTATTAGTATCTCCAACGCCATACTTTTCTGGATTGCTTCTGACATCACCAGAAGGAACTTGCTCTGCCCAGAATGCCTCAGTGGCTTTGATTCTTTCTTGAGCATTTCCCTCACCGGGTTTGTCAAGTCCGTAGTCTATCATTCTATTAAAGAACTCATCGGACTTCTTATCTTGGGCTGCGTTATCCGCTGCGACTTGTTCTGCCCTATCGTTCGCATAATGCTTCGGAAGGTCAGACTCCCGGACAAGATTCCTTTTAGCAAGTATCTCATCCCGATGCTTCTCACCATACACCACGGTCTTCAAGTTTCTATCATACTGACCAAACCCAGAGAGTCCCCGCTGCCAGTCGGCAAGTTGAGACGCCATAAGGTTTGGACGAGAGATCATTAACTTAAACTCTTCGCCTGTGTCAGGGTCAAACAAACTTTCAGGTCTGTCCTTGTAAGAACAAAGATGTTCTACAATGGCTCCTGCTTCATTCTTGTATTCGTATAAAGGCAATGGCTTTCTCCTAACTCTGGTCTATCAAGGCAGACGCAATGTCTTGGTTGGCTTCACCACGAATGGCTCTGGCTTCTTCACCACCACCCTTGGGAATAGCATCCTCTTGGATGGGTGCAGGTTCAGAGTTGGCTACCATACCCTGCTGCGCTGCTTGTCCCTGCGCTGCTTGCGCCATCTCCATCTGTTCTTTCAAGCCAGATAAAAACTCTTCGGGTAAGTCAAACACTGTGACAAGGTAAGAAAGTATTTCTTCACTGGGCACACCAAGAGACATTAGCATAGGCAGTAACTGAGTAACAGCAGAACGCTTGATCGCAGAAGCAATAGGAGTGCTTGCTTGATCAGCGAACGCATACTTGAACTTTCCTTCAAACTGTTCTTTCGCGAGGACGGTTGGGTTTCTATCAATGAGCACTACCTCCTTTTTGTTTTCGTTATCCGAAGTCATAAAGAGATGGTACACAAGCGACTGGTAAACCTCAGCGATCTGTTCAATAGACCTGTGGAAGAACCGAGCCATACGCCCTATCTCGTTAGCGGAATACTGTGTTAGTGCTGCCACCTCTGTGGCGGAAGCGTTGGTGGCTACTCCTCTGGTGAAGGGTGCCATCACAGTTCCTCTATCCAAGTCAGCACGAATCTCTGCTTTGTAGATCTGGTAGTCAGGGTTGAACCGTGCGCTTTCCAGTGGGACAAGAGCGGTGCGTGCGTCTACATCTGGTGGAACATCCAACTCTACGATAGACATATCTCTGTTCTCTGCAAGTATTGATGCGCCTTCTGCATCAATGGCACCACGACGAGTGACATAGATACGAGCATCCCTACGCAGTCCGTTAGCCCAGACCGTTCGCATATTGTTGATCTCCCACAACTGGTCGTACACTCTCGCCAATGAAGAGAAGCCACGAAGGGGCTGGTCAGGTGCGTAAGAAAGATACACAGGAACCAGCGGAGGACAAGGAGAACCATCAGCCTTACGGAAAGGAATAGGGTCAGCAACATCAATAACCTTCTTGGCTCTCTGTGCAGAGGGCGAATAGAAAATAAGTTTATCGTTCATCAAGTCATAGAACTCAAAGATCTCTACATAAGATAGAAGTTGTGAGCCTTCCATATAACCAACGGCAGACTGGGAGTTACCGTATTCATCACGCGAGGAACCCTGATACTTTGTATTAAGGTATTCGTCTTTCACCATAGCATCAAACTTAACACCGGGGAACTTCTCCTTGGCAATGTTCATAGGCAAGAAGTACCTGTGTCCAACGAAGCGAGACTCACCCCACTCCTCTGCGTCAAAGTCTACAATGACATCCCACGGATGCACAGCACGAATGTCAACAGCGTCAAGGATACTATCGTTCTCCTTCGGTGCTAACTTATAGAAAGCGTATGGGTAGATAAGAGAATACCTAAGACCTCTCTCTGCCACCACCATCTTGTCGTACAAGAAGCGGTTGGTGATAGCCTCCATTACTTCCGGGTCGCCCTTGCCTTTGGCATCAGCGCCAACAGCAACGGCAGGAGACTTACTATAAAGAGATGCAACAAAGCCCTCAATGTAAGCATAGCCGTCTGCTGTGTTAACTGTAATGTGGTTGTCTAACTTACCGAGTGGGTCCATTGCACTATCAAACATCTCGCCCATATAGGCTTTGCTGTATGCGGTCATTCGGTCTCTTTGTCTCTGCCAGTAGTTTCTATGAAACTGCACCAGATACTCTAACTCTGTCTCGTTCATTTGGTTTCTCCTTACTTACGAAAGTTTCCTATTTTAAGTGGGTGCGCTGCACCTATTTGCCTGCGCTTCGGACGGGTTGCCTCTCTGGTCCAACGTTCAAAGTCAGGTAGTGGCATTTCATAATCTTTGAGATAGTAAAGACCTATTGCGTATGCCATACAACGGTCATCGTGAAACCCATCTGCTGCATTTGGAGCGAGACCCTTCGGGCTCTTAACCAAACTTCTCAACTCAGCAAGAGTTTTGTCATCAACAAAGTTGATCATTGCTTCTTCCAAGTATGTGCGAAGTAACTGGTAAGCAGTGATCTTTGACTTTGCTGTGGTCTTAAAGGCACGGTAGTTATTCCAACTGTTGGAATGAAGAACTTCTTTAAATGCGTGCCCGTGGTTGTTCTCCTCAAAAGCGATCATCGCTTTGTACCTCTTCGCCAAGTTCATACAAGCGACAGTAAAGTCATGGATAGAAATGTTATTAGAAGAAATAATAGCAGCAGGTGAAGATGTAAGTTTACTAAGCACAACACCAACGGAGTAGTCGCCTCCCGTACCGCCTCCAATATCCACCCCCATAATGAACTGGTCCTTAGTGGAATAAGGCATAATAGTTTCAACTGTTCCTCCGCCGATCTTAACGATGTCTAAATGTTCAAAGTGAGAATCACAGAAGTAGTTGTCGTCAGCCATAGCATAGGCTTCCTCAATACTAAGAGGATACTCGCGCTTAAACAGGCGCTCATCTTTTATTTCTTCTATCTTCTTTCTACGCCAGAAGAGTTGCTGGTCATCTAACTTATACTTCTTTCCCAGTTCTGCTTCTTCACTTGACCATACAGGACGCTTGGGTCCGTTGTATAAAGGCTTACGATACTGAGGGAAGGTCGACCAAGGCAGGAAGATAGTGTGCCAACCGTCGTCCTTTGCGGTGGCTATCTTGTGTAATGCATCACCAAAGTGGTTGGCTGTGCTTTCCAATACGATCTTACCTTTGTTGACTGAGGCAATAGTAGAAGCCAACCACTCTGAGGGGTTGTCATAGAAAGCGAACTCAGACGCGTGGACAAAGTTAAGAGTATAACCACGGTCAGATGCATCAGACTGGGCAGACATAGCCAAGCAGGAAGACTCTGTACTCTCAAAAGTAATACGGTCCTGTCTCTTGCTTGCGTCTCTACGCAGTGGTGCTGGAAGTGTCTCAAAGAAACGCTTGTCTATTTTTAACAACTCGTTTGCTGATGTCTGCTTGTTAGATACAACAACTGAGTTAAGTGTGAGGTGGGAAGTATAGATCTTCCAAAACATATAAGCACGCACGACAGTTGTAATACCCATCTGACGAGCCTTTACAATAGCCACGCGGTCATACTTGTCTAATGCCTTGATGATGTGTATCTGTTCCTGTGTCATTACTTCGCCAAAGGGCACGATGTTTCCATCCTTGTCCTTTATTTTAAGGCGAGCAATAAATAGAACGGGGTCGCTTAGGACCTCATCAAGACTGTGCTTCTTCCTCATCGGCGTCCTCGGCTTGGCGAATCTTTGCATCCACTCGCTTGCTAACCGATACCAGCCATTCATCCACGGGCGCTTTCCCTTCTGTATTCTTGATCATTACCCCGCGAAGCAGGACAAGAAGTTGAATAAGGTCTCCGATCTTGGCTCCTCGCCAGTCATCAGCCTCAAACTTCTGAATAAGGGTTGCGATAATAAGAGCAATACTTTTCTCAAAGTTGCCTTTCTTTATCTCGCGGACAGCGCCCGCACTATGTTTTGCACTCATTTGGATTCTCCGGTATTTGCTGTAGGTCGTAAGAGATTGACTAAAAGTTTCTCTTCCTTCCGCGACAAGTCAGTGTCATCTACTACTATAAAATGTTTGTCAAGAAACTTGTCTAAGCAGATGGCATCTAACTTCTGGTTAAACAGTTTGTTTATGTAGTTATCGTAAAACCTGTGATAAGGTCTGTTCTCAATGTGCCAGCACCATTCTTCGTGCCGGTATAATACCCTTGCGTTCTTTCTCTCTGGGTCTAAGGGAGCGTTCTTACCATTACGGTGATTTGTTTTATTCCACTTTCCCTTCTTTGGCATACTGTTCCTTTATCTTGACCCTTGCTCTTTCAAAGGTCTGTCGTATCTTCTCGTATGAACAACTGTGTTCTGCTGCTAAAACTCTTAATGACTTCTCTTCTTCTGCAATGCCATAGAATACTGTGTTCTCCCAAGGGGTTAAGGCTCCATCAACCAAGTCGCATAAGTTCTCGTATCTAACTCTACTCTCTTTCTTTTCTGAATAACTTTTATCTGGGAAACTTTCTAACCAACCCTGTGGTGTATTTACTACTTTGATCCAGTCATCATACAGTGGACTGTTAACTACATCTTCCCAAGTGTCACAGTTATTTAATCTATCTGTGTTAGTAAGTCTTGGCTTACGCCTCGTTTTAGTTCCGTATTTTCGTTTCGACAACAATAAAGCCCTCCTATGTGCTACTATTCTAATAGTAAATAGTTAGGCAAAAGTCAAACGACTAAGGTTATTACTCCTCTTAGAAGGGACTGGAAGGCGGATAAACAAAACGGTAGTAGATCTCTGCGTCCACATCACCAGCGAATACAAGACCAATGGTGAAGTTGGTAGAGAGGTCCTGTGCTGAGGCGAAGACTCGACCACCAGCGCGTGCTGGGGAACCATCGTCATCAAACACAGTACACATCGGCGGACCAATAGTAGCCTTGGTTTCCCCGTCAGTGTCTGCTGCTCCGATCTGGACTAAGTAAACATTTCCAGATGAGTTAGTATAAGCGGTTGCGGAGGTGTTGGTATAGGAACCAGCACACACCCGAGAGGTGCCGACACTCTTGTATCCACCAAAGGCACCAGCGGAACCGTTCCAAATACCACAAACTATCTGGTCGTTCGTTGTGTCTGGGATGTTAGTTCCTAACTTAAAGTAAAACTCAATAGCAATGATCTCTCCATCCTTGGGATCAACAGTCGCACCAGTGTCAGGGTCTATAATAGAAAAGTTATAAAGGCAACCGTCGTCAGGGTTGGAAAGTCCTGCTCCACCGGGTGTACTACCCCGGAACTGAAACTCTCTACCAGACATTGCTTTACTTGTCTCTAAGCCGTTAGGGTCATCGGTGGATGTAATACCACTTGTGGTTAGGAGAGCCCACTTCGACGTATCCTGCGACCCGTTAAGAGAGCGCATCGTATTATCTGGTATAACCCTGCCAACATTAACTTTGGCAACAGGCATTAGTGTACTCCTTCCGTGTAGTATAGCGTGGCTACATCGATGTCCAGTGTGGAACCGGCGTCAGCCTTGTAGTGCAGGTAAAGAGTAATACCTGAACCGCTGGTATCTACATAGGGCAGGTCAATAGCATAACCAGCCATACAGTCCGTAGCCGTTGTCTT